TTTTATACAACTTGCTGAATATTCATCTGAAGTTCAAGGCGAATATAAAAGACACCACGATGTATTTTGGATGAATGGTGATCCACACTTCCACAGAAAACTTACTTGTGTAATTCAGTTGACTGATCCGACAACTTATGAAGGCGGTGATTTTGAAATGTATGACTTGTCACAAAATGCGCCAGATAAGGAAGAAATACGCCAACAAGGTACAGCAATATTTCTTCCATCTTTTATAAGTCACGCAGCCTTGCCAGTGACAGAAGGAACTAGACATTCATTAGCAGTATGGATGGAAGGTCCTAAGTGGAGATAATATGAAAACAAATATGATTGTGGTTGATGAGTTCTATAATAATCCAAATGATGTGAGAGAGTTTGCGTTATCACAAGAGTTTGATGTTACTGGCAATTGGCCAGGCACTAGAACAAAAACTTTTATCAATGAAAGCACAAAAGAAACCATACAAAAAATACTTCAAGATGTATCTGGAAATGTTACCGACTGGCAAGCAAATGATGGATACACTGGAAGTTTTCAACTAACCACATCAATGGATAGAAGTTGGATTCATGCAGATTCATACAACACTTGGGCAGGAGTTTTGTATTTGACTCCTGATGCTCCACTATCTGGCGGCACAGGAATATTCAGGTACAAAAAAACCGGTAGTATGATGGAAGATGGCACAGATTTATCTGGCGTCACACAAGACATGACTAAGTGGGAACTTGTTGATAGAGTTGGAAATGTTTACAATAGATTAGTATTGTATCGTGGAAACAATTATCATATGTCTTTAGATTACTTCGGCAAAGACAAAGAAGATGGTAGACTGTTTCAATTATTTTTCATAACAACAGAATATTGATATGAAAATATGCAGAGTTATCTTCTCCACAAACAGACCAGAATTTTTAATACCAACTTTAGAATCACATCAAAAGTATATTGACTTTGGCGATCATGAGGTCTATGGCATATTCATAGACGATTATCCAAAAGATAGAGATGATAAACTTATTGTAGAGTTAGCCAAAAAATATGGATTCAATGAAGCAGTTCTTCATACAGAGAATCTTGGTTTAACTCCAACTTGGACCGAGTTGTGGAATTATCTAGCAACACAAGACTATGACTACATCTGGCACCATGAAGATGATGTAGTATTTGGTGAACCAATAAAAATACAATCTCTGATAGATTTCTTAGAAGAAAATAAAGAGTTTTGCCAAATCAATCTCAAAAGAAATCCATGGTATGATTTTGAGTTGAACAAACCAGCAATAACTTGGGAAGATAAATTCTTTAAAGAATACCGGTATGATGTTAGGGATGACTATTTCTGGACAATGGCATCATTATATCCATCTTGGGTAACAAAAGAGCCCGTGAAAGAAGTTGAAGGTTGCAATCTGGCTGAGTATCCAGTAATGAAATACTTCAAAGAGCAACATAAGATGAAGATGGCCATTCTTAAGAATCAAGATGGAAGCAATCTTGTGGAACACATTGGTGTATATTCTCAAGGCAAAAGAGTGCTTGAGGGAGAGCCAGGTTGGGAAGGTTTTAAGTGGTTTGATCCTAATAAAAAATATGATTCCAAGACTGGTGCCTTGATAGTATAAATAGATAATAAAACTATTGGGAACTATAAATGGCTAAACCCACAACTAGAGCAACTTTCAAAGACTACTGCCTACGCAGATTAGGTCATCCAGTAATCCAAATCAATGTGGATGATGACCAAGTTGAAGACAGAATTGATGATGCACTACAATTCTTTGAAGACTATCATTTTGATGGTTGCGAACAAATGTATATGAAGCATCAAATCACTCAAGCTGATATTGATCGCAGATGGATTTATTGCCCAGATCCAGTAATTTTTGTTACTGGAATCATACCATTTGACCAGTCATCTTCCTCAGTCAATATGTTTGACTTGCGTTATCAGCTACGATTGCATGATTTGTATGACTTTACCTCAGTGTCTTATGTGTCATATGAAATTACCATGCAACACATTCGCACATTGAATCTGTTGTTCTCTGGCACGCCACTATTCAGATTTAACCGTAAACAAAATAAGATTTTCTTAGACATTGATTGGTCTAGAGACTTACAGGTTGGTCAGTATGTTGTTGTTGAGTGCTATCGTGCGATGCGCCCAGATACAGTTACTTTGACTGGTACAATAACCGGCACAACAAGTAACAATACTTTGACTGGAACAGGAACAATATTTGACCAAGAAGTTATTGAAAACGACTTCATCACACTATCTAGTGGTCAAGAAGTTCAAATTCGGACAATCAATTCTCCAACAAGTATTACTATTGCAAGTAGTTTAACAACAAACATTACAGCTAACACAGCAACAAAAGCTGGTGTTACGGATGTTTGGAATGATAAGTTTTTGAAAAACTACGCTACAGCTAAAATTAAATATCAATGGGGCACTAATCTTTCTAAGTTTGCTGGCATTCAAATGCCTGGTGGTGTAACACTAGATGGTCCAAGAATTATGCAAGAAGCACAAACTGAGTTGGACAAACTAGAAGAAGAAATGTATACCATCAGCAGTATGCCTAGCGAAATCTTTATGGGCTAAACATGCCAACGAATTTCTACTTTAATAATTTTCCACAACACCAAATAACTAGTGAGCAATTACTAGTAGAAGATTTGGTAATTGAAGCTATGCAAATTCATGGCATGGATGTTTATTATCTTCCGCAGACTTCAAGAGACCAAGTAGATATGCTATATGGTGAAGATACATTAAAAGAATTCCGTAGTGCTTACGGAATTGAAATGTATCTGGAAAATGTTAGTGGAATGGATGGCGAAGGCGACTTCATATCTAAATTTGGTTTAGAGATTAGAGATGAAGTAACTTTACTAATGTCACGCAGAAGATTTGCATCTTTAGGCACAACTTTAATTAGACCTAGAGAAGGTGATTTAGTTTATATTCCTCTATTACAAAATTTCTTTGAGATATCGTTTGTAGAACACGAAAACAATCAAGCAATGTTTTACACATTAGGTCGTGGGCGTGGTGGTAATGTTTATGTGTATGCATTGAAGTTGAAACAGTTTGTCTTTAGTGAAGAAATTATTTCCACTGGAGTTGATGAAATTGATGACCAGATATTTGATAGTTACAAACGTGCATCATTGCCCATTGCAAATACAACAGTATTTCCTGCAGGAACTGGTTCTTTTGTTCCTGGCGAAATCATATATCAAGGTTCTTCATTAGCGACAGCAAATGCACAAGCTATTGTTTATTCTTATACTGCACATTCATCTGTAGACATTATTCAGGTCCAAGGAACTTTTGCTAGTGGTAATATTCGCGGCAATACAAGCAATGCATTGAGAAGTGCTATATCATACAATGATGATACACAAGTTGGCAATAGTATATTTGAAGATATCGCAGACAATGTTAGAATAGAAACTGAAGCTGATGGAATATTAGACTTCACGGAAAATAATCCTTTTGGTGAAGCCTGATGTTAAATAATTCACATTTTTATAATAGAACAATTCGTAAAGTAGTAGTTTCTTTTGGCACACTATTCAATGACTTGTTATTGGTAAGATACAATAAAGCTGGAACAATTGAGCATGAGAGAATGCGTGTTCCTCTTTCTTATGGCGCAAAAGAAAAATACATCACACGACTAGCATCTGATCCAACATTAACAAAATCTATTGCAACATCTGTGCCAAGAATTTCTTTTGATTTGGTTGGATTAGAATACGATTCATCCAGAAAATTTAATACAATAAACAGAAACTTCTCAACAAATGCTACGACTGGTACAGTATCTGGGCAGTATGCACCAATACCATACAACTTTGAATTTGAGTTGGCTATCTATGTTAGAAACACAGAAGATGGTACACAAATTCTTGAACAGATATTGCCATACTTCACACCAGACTTTACTGTGACTGTGGATTTAATACCCACATTAGGTAGAAAATATGATATGCCAGTTATTCTTAATTCTGTGACACCACAAACAGAGTATGAGGGTGACATGTCTACAACTAGACTTATCATTTGGAACTTATCTTTTACTGTAAAAGGATATATCTTCCCACCAGTAAGCACAGTTGGTTTAATTGAACAAGCAAATACAAGTATCTATACGGATTCAAGAAGCACACTATCACAAAAAGTATACGTTGATTATGCTAATGGTTCTGGTGTTTTAGTTACGGGTGAAGTTGTTAGAAGTTCATCCAAAAACAAAACAGGAACTGTTGTATACTTTGCAAATAATAGCGGTGGCACATTAGTAGTATCAGACTTAAATGAATTGCTTGAAGAAGATGATGTGATTGTTGGTGATTATTCTAATGCTACATATACAATAAATACCGTAGATTTGAATCCATTAAAAACGGTCGCAATCATAACTGTGCCCGATCCAGTATCAGCAAACTCGGATGAAGATTTTGGATTCACAGAAACGATTACAGAATTTCCAAGTACTTTGACTTAAAATAGGAAGTCTAAATGGCAAAAAAGCTATCTCAATTAACCGCTATCTCTAGTGTTGGAAATATACCAGCAAATATTATATTTGGAATTTCCAACACAGCAAGCGGAACATCAAATACTATAACACTATCTTCACTATCAGCATATCTTGATTCAACGTTTGCTACCGATATTGCATCACAAGCTAACGTAGGCGCAGGACTTATTACGGTAACATCGGCCTACCAAGCAAATACTGGTGCGGCCGCTTTAGCTGGACAAGCTAACGTTGGGGCTGCTAGAATTGTTGATGTGGCATTAGGTCAAGCTAACGTTGGTGCTGGTATCATTACGGTAACATCAGCCTACCAAGCAAATACTGGTGCGGCCACTTTAGCTGGACAAGCCAACGTTGGTGCAGGTCTTATTACAATAACTGCGGCAAGTCAAGCTAACGTTGGTGCTGGCAGAATTGCTGATGTAGCAACAGGACAAGCAAACGTAGGAGCTGGATTAATTACAACCAAGGCTGCATATGAAGCTAATGTCGGCGCGGCCGCTTTAGCTGGACAAGCCAACGTTGGTGCAAGTGTTGTTATACTAACTAATAATATTAGCAATGCATTCAATCAAGCTAATAGTGCATACACAGCCGCTAATACTGCATTGAATATATCACAAAATATTCAAATACAAGACTACACATTGCAGTTGACGGATCGTGGAAAACATATCTATAGTACCAATACACAAGTTCAAACAATTACCATTCCAAACTCTGGAGTTGTTGCATGGCCAACGGGCACAGTAATTGATATTGTTCTTAACGGCACCGGTAGAATTAATGTTGCTACATCAAATGATGTTACGCTTTATGTTGCTAACAACTCTACCGTAAAAGGATATGCAAATGTGTATCCTCGTGGATGGGCAACACTACTAAATGTCGGCGCAAATAATTGGTTTATCAAAGGTCAGGGTGTAGATTGAAAACTAATGAAAATCTATCCAACATCTTTGGAGTTCAACCACTAGCAGAAGACGAATCTTCTATAGTTGAAATTGTTCCAACAGATGTGGATTCGGATTTTGAATTCGCAAGAAACAATATTCGTGAGTTAGCGGAAAAAGGCAGAGTTGCTGTAGACAATATTCTTATGGTAGCAAAAGCAACGGATCATCCAAGAGCATATGAAGTTGCAGCCACGCTAATTAAAAATATGTCCGACATTAATAAAGATTTGCTTGAGTTACAAAAAAGAAAAAGAGATTTGTCACCAGTCAAAGAACAGACCGTAGTAAATGTAGACAAAGCTGTATTCGTAGGCTCAACAAGAGATTTAATTAAACAAATTAAACAAGTAGGATAAAATGGAACAACTAATTCAACAACTAAAAGTAATCTTGGGTACCAATTTTGCTCTGTATCTAAAATCGCATGGCTTCCATTGGAATATTGAGGGTGCTAATTTTCCACAATATCACGATTTTCTCAATGGATTCTACACCGAAGTTTTCAATCAAAACGATCTTATTGCGGAACACATCCGTCAATTAGATAGTTATGCTCCAGGATCATTAGAAAGAATGTTGGAATTAGCTGACTTAGAAGAATCACAAAACATTCCAATGGCACTTGCTATGATGACTGAATTGAAGCGTGATAACGATAGATTCATTATACATCTCCGTGCTGGTATTGTTGCAGCCGAACAAGCCGATGAGCCAGCAATTGGTAACTTCTTGCAAGACCTTTTGGGTGCTCACCAAAAGAAAGCATGGATGTTAAGAAGCATCATTAAATAATGTCAATCGGTGGTTATTTAGGTAATCCAAAGTTAAAGCGGGCTGGTGTACAAGTTGAGTACACCAATGACCAGCTAATTGAGATTACTCGGTGCATTAAAGATCCAGTCTACTTCATTAAAAATTATGTAAAGATTGTTAACGTAGACTTGGGTCTCATTCCTTTTGATATGTGGGACTTTCAAGTGGAGATGGTTCGTGGTTTCCACAGCCAACGTTTCTCTATTGCTAAGATGCCACGACAGGTTGGCAAAACAACAACAACAGCTGGTTACATGCTTTGGGCTGTTTTGTTTTCGGATGATTACAAGATTGCGATTTTAGCTAACAAAGGCGACTTAGCCCGTGACATTCTTGGTCGTATCAAATACTCATATGAATATCTTCCATTGTGGATGCAACAAGGCATTATGGAATGGAACAAGGGCAACATCGTTCTTGAGAATGGTTCTGAGATTTCCGCTTACGCAACAAACGCATCTGGTGTTCGTGGAGGAACATACAATCTAGTATTCTTGGATGAGTTTGCTTTCGTTCCACAAAACATTGCAGCCGAATTCTTTACTTCCACTTATCCGGTAATCTCA